CATATTGCATAAACTGCAAAAATGAGGACGAGACGCTGATGATGCCTGTCACGGTAGACCCTTGCACTCTCGCTGCGGTGGAATCGGTTAAGATCATCCGACAATAATATAAAGAGTATTTGCTGCTGGCGAAGTGATCGCGGAATATCCAGCAGACGTGATCTGCATCATGTTTGTGAGCTGAGTTGCGCCCGTGATGCCGCTCGTAACTGACGTAACGTAATCCCCTGCCGCTTGCTTTGCGTTAAACGTGCTCCAATCGGTCGAGCTTAGATAGCCGCTTGTCGTAGCAGTCGCGACCGGCATCGAAATCGCTGGCGTTGTTCCTCCGCTTGAAACTATTGGTGATGTCCCGCTGACCGCTGTTACCTTCGCGGCCAAGTCGGCTGAGAGTCCGCTAATAGTTCCGATGGTTAGCGTAGAATTTACCCAAAGCGTAACGGCTGAGTTCCAAAGGATCGTTTGGTTGTTTTGTGGCGAAGTCACCAATACGTCGTGCAGTTCCTCAAGCTCAAATCCGTTTTGCGGTCGGATATATAGCTGGCCGTTGCCAGCATTCGCTCGCTCTACAACTCCGATAAATACGATGTGGTCGGGCTGCGTCGGTTTGACTCGCGTAAATGTTCCTGGAGTGTTTCCAAGATAGACCGAATCGCCATCCACGAATGGCGAACCTAGCGAAAGACCGTCAAGAACGCCTTGCGTAATAATAAATCCATTTTGGTTTGCGCCGATGCTTTCGGCAACAAGGCCGATAGTTTTTGACGAGCTGGAATCGGCTACGTTAGACGCTCGCTTTACGCTTGCGCGGTTGCCTGTCGCGCCGAAAAGATAAACTACCTCGCCCTTGTTTAAAGTTGTCGCCTCGTCATTGCGGACGTAGGCAACAAGCATCGACCCCATTTGCAATTGCACGTTACCGCCTGCGAGTCCGACTTGCGGTGCACCTTCGGTTGCATTCCAAAACATTTTACCGATGGCTTCCGTTTCGGTTGCCGCCGTGTTGAAATTCAACGAGTCAGCAGGAACGTCGGGAAGCATTTCGATCGTGCGCGACTGCGAGAAGTCGCCTCCGCCTGTCAGCCCTGTGCCTGCTGTGATCGCCGTTATTTTGAGCGCCTTTGCATCGAGAACGGTTTGAAGATCGGTTTGGTTCGACAACGTTCCCGCGATACCTCCCCAGATCGCTGATCCACCACCACCACCGCCCGTGATCCACTCGGTGTCGTAGTCAGTGTTTGTTTTCTTCGCCAACACTTGCCCTGTGAACCCGCCCGTGACTACGCCAGGGCCAACTGGCCCCGCTGGGCCTTGACTTCCGGTCGGCCCCGCCGCCCCTGCAATGATTTCGGTGCGAAGGATCGGCTGGTTATCGACGTTAGGAACTTCGCGCCCCTCGTCTTCAGGGAAGAAAATACTCATTTGTTAATGTCCTCAAGCGTGAAATCGACGCTGACAGCGTCTTGGGAAAGCTCGGCGGATGTAACGCGAAAGCGCCGGCCACCGATGACAAGCACGTCACCGAGAGAAATGGTCTGCACGAATGCGTCGTAGACCGCCGTGATCGTCATCGATGCGGAATCCATGAATCCGCCGTCTGCCAGGCTGTTGTCGCGCCGGTATGTTGTGCGGTTAGCGAGAAAATTACGCTCGCCAAATGTGACCGCAAGCGGCAGATCGTCTAGCATAGCAGCCAAGTCGTTAGTAAATATGTCGAGCATTCCCACAAAGTGGGTAATGCGTCAAAACTTGCGCTCTACACGCCGTTGATTCGGATGCGTGAAGTCGTGTTTCGGGCTGTCCGAAATATGAACCCAGCTTTTGCGGAGCGCGGATGCAAGGATGCTTGTGCTCGTGTTTATCGTAACGACCTCTTGCGCGTCTCGGATATACGCGCACATATATTCGATACTTTCAAACTCAGCCATGCCGTGAGCGGCCTTCCCAGCGCAAAGCACGGGCCTTCCGTTTGCGACTTGGTGCGCGGCTGCAATAACATCCCTCGGATCGATCTTTTTATCTTGTGAGTAGCCGGTCGGAAAACAAAGAACCCATGACCTAAGTTCGGGAGGCGTTACGATGGCAGGAGAGTTGAGAACAATCTGACGGTCTATGTCTTTTCCTTCGGGAAATAGTCCGTAAACGTAATCACTCCACCCTAGCGGACTCGCACAAAAGTCTTCGTGCAAGTCCGGCCATATTTGCAAGTTGATGATGCGGTGAAATCCGCTGTGGTCGTTCTGTGGGTAGAGCGGCTTGCAGTAATCGACCATCGCGAAAAGTCCGTGATATTCTGGCAGGCATTCAAACATCACATTATGTCCCTGATCCGCGAAATGCTTCGCTATCGGTAAGCAACGTGCGATGTCTCCGAGCCGCAAGTGATAAACAATTAGGATGTTCAAAAGGTGTAATATTGTTCCGCCGTTTTTCCTGCGACCCAGCCGTGGAATCCGAACGAACGATCCGGCCCCGCCGTATTTTCTTCAATGTAATGTTCCCAAGAAAACGCTGCCGCGACGTCAACCGGCGCGTATTTGATGCCGTTATCACGGAATCCTTGCTCCATCGTGCGACATAAGAAAACATCCCCTGCCTCACCCTTCCAAAGCGCCTCGGCCTTTGATGCCATTTTAAGGAATTTCTGACTCTGGAGCGTGAAACCGGTATTGCCGACGCGATGTCCCACGTTCCAAAACGCAGGCCAAGGCGCTCCGACCATGTCATATTCTAGCCATGAATCTTGCCACAGATGCGGGTTGGAAATGAAGCCGTCATGCGTGCAGATGAGCGCGTGCGAAGTGTCGAAATAATCCGCGAAGCGGCCTAGTTCCCAGTGCATCGCCTGCTGATAGTTGCAATCCTCGGCAATATAAACGGCGTCACCGAATCCGCCCAGACCGCAAAGGTGATCGAACAACTTTTCGCTTTGTTCGTGCCTTGATTTTACGCCTTCAAAAACGATGAGAGTAACGTCTTTATTCATTTTGGGTGGAGTTCGTCGAAGATTGCCTTCGCTCTTTCATATTCCGCCGGATCGTTTCCGCGCTCGTATGTAGCATCGAGCGGACGCTCCTCAAAAAACGGGTGATGATGAACGATGCTAATATCGCGAGCATCAACAATCGCCCCATTTTTCGCGGCACGAAAGGTGAAGTCGGTGTCGCTATATACGTTCCGGAATCGTGGGTTGAATAGTCCATTTTCTTGAAAATATTTACACGTCATGATCGCCATGCAAAGTAAATCGTCTTTTCTATATCCGTCTGAAATGCGAAGCACCTGCGGCTTTGAAATGTCGAGACGCTTTTCAATCATTTCATCCCACCCAGGCGGGCACTCCCAGTCGTCAGATAACTGAATTATAATATCACCAGTCGCTTGCGCGGCTCCCAAGTTCCACGCTCCGACGGAAAAACCACCCTCTTTTTGCGTCACGGATCGAAAGCGTTTCAGAACGTCTGCCTTGTCGTCGTCGTGATCGACCGCAAAGATATGCTCCACGCGCTCTGGGTGCGTTGCTCGTGACAACCATAGCGTCATGCATTGAACTGCCTCCACGGGTCTTCCTCGCGTTGCATGGACGAGTGAGATTTTAGGCTTGCTTGATCCAGCCAACGTCTCGCGCTCGATCTCTTCGGCGTCTTCATTGCGTCCTAGCAGTCGGAGCGTCCATGCGTAGAGTTGATCTCCCTTCCAACCGTACCACTCCTTGCGATGCGTCCATTGTGGGAACTTAGGTGTCGGAACTTCAAGCATTTCTTCCACCACTTTCAACGCGTCTTGGTATTTTTTACCGTCAAGCAGAATGCTGGCCTCAAGTCCGTAGGCTTCGCGGCGCTTCGGTTCAAGTGCCTTGGCCTTGCGTGCGAGATTGAGCGATGTTTCTCCGCTCGTAATGTTGGCGCAGTTTAAAAGGATTTCGTAGCGGTTGACGCCGTCGAGATCGGTCAAGGCTAGTGCCTCCGATCCGTATTTCGCGGCGAGTTCCTTGTTGCCGGCAATGAAATTCTCGTAGTGCAAATAAAATTTAAAATGCGAAGTCATCCTGTCTTGGTGCATTAGAATGCGGCGGTTGCGCTCGCTGCTGTTGCGATGACCTAGCGGCGGCTTGTGCGTGATCTCCAAGTCGCGTCGCATATAGACCTGAACGTCCTTCGTTGGCTGCGCGTTTTCGTGAACGGGGCGATGCCACCATGCCGTGTGATAACGGAAAAATCTTTCTCTCGGTGCGCGTTTGCCTTGTTCTGGAATAACGTAGTCGGTCAATATCCAATCCTGCTCTGGCGGGCATTCTTCAAGCGCGGCCAATGTTGGCGCGACCATGTGCGGCTCAATGATATCGTCGCAGTCGGCCCACATGACCCAGCCGTCTTTCCCTGCCAGTTCGTATGCCTTCGCGAATGCTTTGTTCCTAGCCTCGCCGAAGTTGTCGAGATGCTCCCAGTCTGCCACAAGCGGCGAGTTTAAATACTCGTCAACGTGGCAACCTAGTTCCCTGGCGATGTCGAGCGTGCGATCTGGCTTGAGTGCGCCGATTGCGCGAACGATAACAATCTCGTCGCAGATTTGCTTGAGTGACTTAATGCACCGCTCGATGCGCGGTTCTTCGTTGCCGCAGATAAGCCCTGCGACCAGCTTCTGTTTTTGTTTCATGTTTACTCTTGCAGTATATGTCAACAAAAACAAAAAAGCCACCCTCTTTCAAGGGTGGCTTCTTCGATGCTGACTTGGGGAATCTTATGCGAATCCTGTTGTGATGCGGATGATGCTGGAACCGTCGATAACTTTCTCAGCCGAGTTCTGACGAACACGGAGAACATTAGCGCGGCGAGCCTCGTCACGGTAGGTTTCGGAAACGAAAGGCACGGGACTGTCTGCGGCCCATACAATCGTGCGACCGAATCCACCACCGGAGAAGTCTCCGCCGGAGGTTGTTGCGAGAGCCATGTAGGTGTTCGACCAGATGAATCCACCGGCATAGGCTTGGCCTTTTGCGGCGGTGTTCTTTGGTGCACGGCCTACGAGAACGCGATCAACTCCGACAGCGGCGGCTACTTCGCCTTCGCTCAAGAGACGGCTTTGATCCGAAGGAACGATGCCGAAGAATTGGTTCTGCACTTTGGCAGAGCGGCGGATGCGCTCGAACAAAGGCATGGACATAATCAAGGTGTTCGGAAGAACGCCATACTTGGCGAGTTCCAACTTGGCCGCTGCCACGTCACCGGGAACGT